GCTTAGATTCAGACTGTATTTCAACGGTGTCTAAGTCTCTGCCTGGCACTGCCTGCAACGGCAAATAAAATATACTGCTCATATCAGGATGGCTCACAAATCACCCCCATTAACGCCTATTGCGCGGGCCATTGCTATTATGTCGGGTTTGGTATATACGGTGTAATCAAGGTTTCTCCTAAATCCAACAAATATACTGCTATTTTTCACGACTGCATTATTAATATCCGGGTCGTTCCACTCATGCGCGCTGATATCGAACGGCTTATGCTCAGTCAGTACAGGCTTAAGAACTATGTAACCTTTGTCGTCGCATTTGTCGCAGCCAGGGATAGCTCCACCACCACAAGTGGCGCAGAACCGTTCCATTATGAAGCCGGAGTCTTCGCATTGCCCAACATGTTTATTGCCGTTCATATGCTTGTGCATGTAGCATTTATGTGTGCATTTCATCATCTACCCCTAACAGTATTTATAATTGTGTATGTCTCTAGCAATAAGAACAACTGCTCTTGCCTGGCAAAGATTGTCGAGACTCTTATGGGTGAAATCCTGATCCAGTCTGTGGATAAGGTCGGCGTAACGAGAGCTAAAAAACCCAGGCTTGTGGTTAATCTTGTTGTAAAGGTTGACCATACGCTCGGCGCCTTCTAACTGGCTGATAGTCCTGCATGACATTATGCAAAGTCTTATTTTAATCTCTGCCGCGATTAGTCTATCCATATATTTCTCCCTAATTAATTACTAACGCCCCCACTGTAGCACTTAACTGTTGACTTGGCTAGTGCTGAGTTGTAGAGTGGCTGTAAATTAATAAAGGAGTGGGATAAATGAAAATAGTAGAGTTTAGCGATGGAACATTTGGAGTGAGAGTGTACTGGCTTTTCGGCTGGAAATATCTGTGGCTAACATTCAGCAAAATTAATACCAGCTGGATAAATGATGATTATTTCTATGAATCCTGCAAAGGAACAAGAGAGGATGCAGAAAAGGCAATAGCGCATTTCGAAAAAGTTAAGGTTGTGGCTGATTCTGTTGATGATCTAACGGGAGAGTCCAAGTCTGAATGGATAAGCATTGATTTCGAATGGCCAGAACCCGAGCAAGGAAACAAGGTTCTGGGATTCAATGGCGTTTACGTTTTCGAATGTGAATTTGATGATGGCTTTTGGTGCAATATTGGCGGCGAGACTATGACCCACTGGATGCCATTGCCTAAGCTACCATCGAGGGGCGAATGATGCTAAAGCAAGCTGGCAGACTGTTTAGATACTTTGCATATAAGCAATTCAGTTTCAAACGCTGGTTATCTGGGCAGTCCAAAGACGAACTTATTACGCTAAAAAGCAATAGAGATTTGCTAAGACGCGACGGGTTCGCAGACTACATTGTTGAGGCGCATATTCGATATACGATTGATGAATTGCTGAGGGCCAAATGATTAACTGGCTAGACTTCATTTGTGACAATAAGCCGGCAATACTCAAGGCAGTCAAGCAGGGGTCTGGAATATACAAAGGCGAAACATACCAATGCTGGGAGGTCGAAAGGGGCATGTACCGGATATGGAACAGCAGAGGCAACGCGGTACTGGCTGCCAAAGGGTATTTTATTGTGGTTGATGGCGGTGATGTGCTAAACTAGCCAAGTTCTATACCGATTCAGCCTGCTGCATTGGCTCCAACTGATCAGCGTTAACTAACCGCCAATGAGCGGTTTTTTTTCGTCTGTGTTTTAACGCCTCCTCCGCGTTAACATGGCAACCTGCGGGCCTTTCTCAATGGGTGAGTAAGCCATAACAAAAGCGTCGGCATCGTTGTGGGATTCGATTTCGCGCTTTTTCAGATCCTCTTTTGATTCAACCATAACCTTTCCGGTCTTGCTGAACTTCCGCTTAGGTGTGGATAACTCTGTAATCAGTGTGGATAAGTTTTCTATGTCGCTCGATATACTTATCAACTCATCCTCGGGGAATTCTTTGCCCTTGGTGACAGCGTTGTAAGTATTTCTAAACCGCTCGGCTATTCCCCACCACGTTTGTGCCTTCAGGTTTTCGAAGAAGTCAATGTTCTTGAGCTTTCCGCCATCGTCTTCAGCGTAAACCTTGTCGGGATCCACTACACTGCCGCCGGCAATAAACTTGCGGTACTTGATTTTTGTATAGCCCTGCTCTAATGACCGGGCCTCATTCATGTTCTTAAAGTGGCCACCGCAACCAGCACCAACGCCGATAGAGTCGTAACTTATGTCGGCGCCAGTAATCACAGCCCGGTTGTATACCCGCTGGCTGCTTTCTTCGAGCTCGTCTTCCTTGCCTTTCCAGTGCTCACTTGAAACCGCCACAATGCCTTTTGCTACCACCATAGCGCATAAGTCTTTGCCAGAGTCGGCCACGTCGTAACCTAATCGAATGGCTCCGCTTGGCTGAATCTTTAGCTTAATATGCGCATCAACAGCCGCCTCAATCCACGAACGTTTTATTACTACATCGTCATCATCGGTCTTAGGTATGCCCAGGTAAATATGTTCGTACTCTTCGAGGTCGTTATCCTTGAGCCGCTTAATTTTTCTGAGCATTGTCTGAGACAGGAATGGGTTTTCTTCATAGTTGATCTGACGCACTATAACGCCGTTATCAGGGTCGTGTTTGAATGACTCGATATAATCCCCAACTAAGCGCGGATTGTACAGCATCCAGCATTCAGCGCCTTCCTTCCGCAATGTGGGCTCAATGATGGACCATTGTTCTTTGGTTAAGCCTTCAGCCTCTTCGATCCAGCCAATGTCGGCACCCTCGAAACCCTTGATTTCTGCAATATTTCGGTGGATGCCATAAAAGTGGAATTCTGAGCCGGTTATTTTGTGGCGGATAACAGATTTGTATATCTCGAACTCGTTAAGAAGTCCAAAGCGTTCGATCTGTATTTTTAGGATTGCGTAAACGGATTCTTGGATGCGGTTTTGGTGCTGGCGCATGCATAGGAATTTAACTTTGTACCTAGATGCTAGATAAACGGCTATACCGGCAGCATCCCAGGTCTTTGAGCTGGCTCGGCCTCCCTTCAATACTTTGAGGTCAGCCTTGGTGCGCCAGAATGATTTTAGATTGGGGTTTAACGATGGCTTTTCAGCCGGGGTGGTCATTCTTTTTCGTTATCGTTATAGAAATCGTTGAAACCTTTTGCGGGCGACATAGAACCATCAGTGCTTGAGTGGTCCGTCTTGTCGGCTAATCCTAGGTCTCTGGAGATGATATTGGCGTTAAGTAGGTCAGCAGCAGCCCCTGTGAACTTCTGGTCTTTAATGATCATTTCTGCTCGTGCAATGACTAAGGATGAATCGTGCTCTGTTTTTCGCCACGCAGCCCATGTTGTCAGGTCAATATCCAAGAACGTGCACATACCAGCAATGGTCATTGCGCGCATTTTTGGTATCTCATCGGTAATGACTTGGCCCTGAAAATGGAAAGCTTTGGTCTCATACAAAGGGTTATCTTCTACCCATGCAAAGTACTCGCGACAGGCTTCCCATAAATCCTCTTTGCTATTGAATTTAGGCTTGGGTCCATGAGAGCTGCGAGCCTCCCAGAACCGGTTACCTTCAGCGAAAGCCATTACCCCCTCACCAAACGTCGTACATCACGCGTATGCTCACCGACAATGTGTGACAGCTCCAAGTTGCTTTTGTTCAAAGCTACCCAGTCACCTGACGCGCTAAGCATCTGGTCATTAACTTTCATGGTGTCGCCAATGTTCAAAGTTTTATATTCCTGGTTGCTGGGTTTTTCTAAGGTAATCACTTTAACAGAAAACTGGGCTCCGGGGAATTCGAATTTGGATTCTAGTAATTTAACCTCGGCCAATTTGCTGACCTTTCGCCCTAGCACATTTCTGGCTGAAACTGAAGCACCATAGATATATTCGTCAGCCAGTGACAATTCGAATACACCGCTGATTGTTTGGAAGCGTACCGGCTTTACAATGGCTTGTGCCAAAAAGGGAACGCGTCCATATTTGCCGATATCTGCCCAGGTCCACACCTCGATATTGTGAGTGGGTAGGGGGTAATAATTATCTTTCTTCAGTGCAGCTTTTGCCTCGGTCAAACTGGTCTGGCTGTACTTGAAATTGCGGCCGGATCCGATCTTATATTCGGGGTGCTTTAAGCCTTCGATTTGGTCCTTGCCATTGCGCCATGCAACGAACATCGTCTGAGGCATTTTTAGTTGGATAGTCGCCTCTGTTGCGGTGACGTTAAAATCATTTTTCTGCATGAGTATTTGCCTGATAGCGTTTATTTATTAAGCCATTATAACAGCGTTGGGGGAATATAGCCAAGAATAAAAAAATTTGCCGTTTTTATATCATGAGGGAGGGCAACCTTCAGTGCCCCCTCTCTCTATAGAGAGAGAGACAATATTGCGTGCTATAAGCCCCGGTTCATGGGGGCTACATCACGCAATATTGTGAAGCACGCAATATTGCGTTTTACAAGCCAATATCGCTACAGCCCTTTAGATTCAAGGGTTATATCACGCATTCAGTTTGGGTTAAATATTGCGTTTTACGATTCAAAACCGCTACAGCCCTTTAAACATGGGGGTTATATCACGCAATATCTATTTTCAAAACCTCCAAAAACGAATATTGCGTGCTATAAGGCTGATTATACGTGGCCTGCAGCCATTTTGTCCTTGTAAAACGCAATATTTAACTGAATCTGAATGCGTGCTATAAGGCCCATTATACGGGGCCTCCAGTTTTCTAGAATTCCGCCTCGATTTCCCCTTTCTCAGTTAAATACAGACCATATCCCCGGCCATCGGTTGATTTTTTCTCTGCAACCAACCCCTGGCTAAGCGCTTTTTGCACGTACATGCCTATCTTTTTCTCGCCCGTTCCGAACTTCTCAGACCCCGTATAATTCTTAATTAACGACGTTTTTTTGATCCCGCCATTGGCCCCTATTTCATCTAAAATCATCGGCAAAACACGGCTATAATTTACGTCCTCGCTGGCCCCTTTTGTGACCCTCGCTTTGTCCAATCCTTTCTGTTTATTCGAGGCTGGTTTATCGCCCAAAACGAGCGTTCCGTTTTCATTTCTGTCGATGTAAAGAGGGTGTCTAAAGGGGTTTTTTCCGTTCTGTTTTACGACGCTTAAAACGATGCTGTTGTAATACTCATCCTCGGATATCTCGCCCTCGTCCTTGAGCTTTTCGTCTATTGAGTAAGAAAGTGTTGCTGCCCAACGTGCACTGTCGACCAATCGTCCGCCGCCAGCTACATCGTCAACGCCTTTGCCGCCACCCTTTCGCATGTGGGCTAATACAAGCACTGTGGCACCGGTTTCTGATGCTATCTCCTTACAGGCTGAGATAAACATTGCCGCGTCTGTGTTGCTGTTTTCTTCGCCGCTGTTGAACTGTGAGTAAGTATCAACAACAATTAGTTTAACATCGCCCAAAAGCGCAGCAGAACCGATTACTGTTGTGACGACAGCATCATTAACAACGACTTTCTTTGTGCTGGCATTAATCATAGTCATGCGCATTTGCTCGGCGGTTAAATCCAGTATTGCCATGTTGTTCTTTATTCGGCTTACGTCGATGGCGTCTTTGTTGTCGCTGCTTTCCCTGGCAGTCTTTAGAATGCTAAAAATACGGTCTTGCACATCTGTTTTGTCATCCTCTCTCGACAGAAACATTGTCCTGCCTTGACTGACGGTGCTGAGCCCAAGGAAATCCCCGGCACCAGACCCACCAGATATAGCCATGCATAACTGTAGGGCGAGCATAGATTTGCCTGTACCTCCTTTTGCGGCCAATACAGCGACTTTTCCCAATGGCATAAATCCTTGCACTAGATCGGGTATAACGTCGGCCACTTCGCCGTAGTGTTTATTGTTTAGCATCAGGTCGAGTGTCCAGGGCTCGCCGGCAAACCCGCCGTTTTTATCCTGATCGTCCTTTGTTTTTTTACGCCGCTCAGCTTTTCTTAGCCGTGATTTCAGACTTACAAGGCTTTCTTCTTTGGTGCTCGCTGCGAATTCGTCCTCCTCCTCCTCTATTTGGGCTATTCTATTTATAGCCGCTGCTTTTTCTGCAATCTCTAACAATTCTTCGTCTGTTAGATTTGCACAAGCAAAAGGGTCGTCTATCATCGCTTTTATTTCATCTATCCTGTCGATGGATAATTTCCCCAGGGTTAGAATATTGTTTTCTTTTAACTCATCATCACTTAGGCCCCACTCGTCTATTTCCGGCTCGACCTTTGGCGGTTCCAATTCTATCGCAGGCATATCAAAAGCAAGTTCAGTGGGCGCGCCAGCAGTGTTGAAATAGTCATCCATTGCGGCGTAGTCGGGCTGCTCTGGATCGTCCGGGCCAAATCCGTCGTTATCATCAGACATTTTATTTTCCTTTTGATTTTGTTAGGTTGGATAATGCGGACGATCTCGACTTTCCTTTTCTGAGCTCATTGCCTTCTGCCTCAGTCATTACCGATTCACCACCAGCGGCTGCCATGTCTCTCAATTTGTCGTAACCAATGTTGTCGAATGCAGCTCTGATTTCCGCTGATATGCTTTCGAGGGTTTTATCGACAGATATTGGATTGGTGACTGGTTTAGGTGTAGCACAAAATGGCGGCAAGTCTCCCGCTCTAACCAGAACATTAGCAGCCTCTTCAACTGATATGCTTTCCTTCTGCATTAACAACACCATCATTGTCGCGGCTTCGTGTATCGATAAGTATTTAGCCATTTGACACCTCTTTCTTGCCCTTTTTGTCATCCATAACATTAGTCAACACAGCTTCTAAATGCTGATTAACGCTTCTAAATTGTTTTTTTGCCTCGACTTCATACTGTTCAAATAAATCGGGGTCGATTCGTAACGTAAACGATTTCTTTTCAAGTGCTTTCATAAATACCTCTCTAATTAATAAGTTCATAATGGTTCATAATGAAGCAACAGTCAATCAATTTCTAGTAACATGCCTTATTAACAAAAATGCGTTAAAATACACCGGCGCAATTAAGCGCATCCATTGGAGTAATAAAAATGATTAAGCAAATTTTGGCATTGATCGCAATGTCGTTGGTTTTCGCTGTGCCTGCCCAGGCGTACCAGATTGATACTAAGGCCGGTTCTAGCATCAGCACCGGTATTAGTGTTAATTCGTACACGGTGTCGGGCCAAGTAAAGACGACAACTAACTCGTTGCGCGAGGTGTACGACCAGACGGGCGATATTGTGACCACTGGTCATATATTCAAGCATTCGGTTGTTGAGATGAATGTTAACCAGGGTGGCAACGGTGTGGGCGCCAGTGGCAGCGCAACGGTTTATAACAGCATGACGCATGGCCTTATCGAAGTGGGCGCTTCTGCTTCTGTCGGTTATGAGGCGTCTAATTCTGTTGACTGGAACAACTCTACTATTCATGAGACTGGGACCACGCGTACTGATACGAATGTTTGGGACGTTAGCGGGGTTATTCCACAGGATCTAGGGTGGACTGAAGAAACTGTTCGTACTAATACCTGGGTTCAATTGGCGAATGTGGATTACACCACTACTGTCGGCGGTTGGTCTGCAACGTCTAAATGGTTTAAGTAACTAAAATTCGGCCTGCTTTCGGGTGGGCCGTTGGAGTCTTATCGATGAAATACCTATCCTTAGTTTTTGCAATGATGTTTCTTTCTTTTGGTGTTTTAGCTGACACCAATGGCACTGCTACCACCACGGAAACGGTCAACTATGTTGACAATACGACTTCGGCTAACTTTGTACAGCCGTTGACAATGGGCGGCGCTGTGGTCACACCGTTCTATAATACGGCAACAGCAACATCGGCCACTTGTGCCACTAATCAATTGATTTTCGAGGCGGTGAATACCACATCAGCTTTGCGCGGATCTGGTGCGCCCTCGATTGGTAACTATGGTTATGCGATTGGTGCTAAAGTTATCATTCCGTTTGGCGATGGCGGGAAGTGTGAGGCGCGGGCAGAGTTGGTGAATAAAAACTCTAAAATTGACTATGCCAGAAACAAACACAATTTGTGCTTAGGTGAGGCGGAGTCGTTCAAGAGAGCTAAACCTGATGTGTACCTGAATGACAATTTCTTCGATGATAATGAAGAGTACGAGACCTGCCGCGGCGTATTCATACTGTTAGGAATGGCCCACAAACAACAGTAGACACAAAAAAGCCGCTTGTTAGGCGGCTTTGATTTACTTCAGTTTAGACATTTTTCGTTTGCCGCTGCCTTTCCATTCTTGACCGTCTTTTAGTTCAGGGTTATACGGCGAGTTGGGCAATGGTTCTGTAAAACTACCAATACCATAAAGACCCTCTCGGCTATGAATTACCTTTACTGACTCGCATGCCATTGCCTGAGCTACTGCGGTAGCAATTAGATGTACTGACATTCTGCCCATAAATCCCCCTAAAGCTTGCAGCTATCGCAATCATCCAGGCTAAGCCCGGCGGTTGCTTTGGCCAGTTCTTCACGGCGTGTTATTTCTGCGTTAATGGCAGTGAATGTTTCTTGCCTTTCATCATGCGGGTCGTCGTGATTTATAATTAAATCGCACAAATACGCCAACTGCTCATCTGTTAATTTAAAATCATCCATTAGGCTTCATCCATTCTAGCTGCGGCTCTAACCTTATCGGCTATCTCTTCCGAAATGGTGGGCTCTGTTGAAGTTATAGGGTCTATTTCTAGTAGTTTGCGGGCAATGTATGCGTCGACGCTGGGGGCTGAGTATTCTGCGCCGTCGAATGTGTCGCCGTGGTTGTAGCCATCTTTTAGAGAAACGAAATCATACCTACTTGTTATTATCATGCCGTATTCAACATCTTTGCAGTGCCATACTTCGCCGGGGACAGTCTTTTTAACCAGTGGCCGGTACAGTTTGTCTACTATAAAACACGGCGTCGTTGATAGTGCCCAGGCGCCCCCAATACTCTGCCACTCAACATCCCTCCCATCAACAAACCACTCAATCGATTTAGGGTGAGCCGCGTACTGCTCGGGCGTGACTTCGACTACTCTGGTTGACTTGCCTGTAATTTGTAGTTTCATTTTAATTAGCCCTTAAATTGACTGCGAATCTCTGTCGCCGCTAATGGTTATTTTTCCGGTTTCTGGGCAGTCAGCAACTAACTCTCCGCCTTGGAATGTAAAGAACGGCACGCCCTCTATGGTTAGTGTTCGGAATTGATCACCAGAAACCACTTCACCAATCATTTTATATTTAGCTATGTTCGCCAAGAACTCTGCAAAGTCATCAAGATCATTAAATTCGAAAAATGTATCTTTCCAATCGCCTGCTATAAAATATTCCAATGCCTTTTCTTCGTCGTGGAATTCAACGCTTATATCTTGCTGGAATGATATTTCAGTTTTCATTTTAATTTAAACTCCATTTCATATTGTTCACGCGTCATAGGAGGCGTTGTTGAAGTACACCAGCCTTTAATCTCATCATCGTCGAAGGCATCTACCAGGCTAACGTTGAATTTTACTGGTTTACTTTCCACTATGGTTATCGTCGCCAGCTTAGGTTTGCTTTTTTCGATATCTATACCGATGTTGATGCCGATATAAAGAAATATCGCGGCGGCTATTGTGGCGAGGGTTATGTCAGTTAGTAGTTTCATTGGTTTCACCTGGCATCCGCATCCCGGCGTCATAAAGCGCCTCGGCAAAGTGCTTGAAAGTTGAGTTAAATGATCCAGGGTAAGCGCAGTGTTTTTTAGACTCATCAACAAATATCTGTTTTTCTGTGCGAATGGGGCGGAATTTAAGGCCATTAAAAGGGGCCATGTAATTAACCTCCCCATAATGAGTATCGACAACTATATTTTCATCGCTTTTATACTTAACCTCTCCCTTTGTCCAAGTGTAATTTGTGTCTTTGACTTCTATTCTAAGACCAACCGGCGGCAACCCTTCGCCTTTCCATCCCACCGGCGGTATTTTTCCATAAACCATCGGCTTATGTAATTCAGACTTAGGCGTAATTTTCACATCAACGCAGCGGGAAATAGGTGTTTCAGGCGGTATCATATCATCAGAAAACGCCAGCCCATCCTTAAACCCAGTCGCATTATACTTACGAAAAGCAACCACATCATCATCGCCATTTCTATTAACGCCACCGGTTTTAGAGACAATTTTACTGCCGTCGTCATAGACTAGCTCAAGGAAATAATCTTGTTCGTACATTACCTGGCGGCCTTTGTGCAAAAGATTCCAGCCTTCATCCTTGTTGTACAGATCCATTTGCAGATCGGTATAGCGACAGACTAGCGAGTTTTGCCAGTTGGTGGCATCGCCTTCAAGGGTGATCATCTGGTATTTCCCACCTTCAGCAAGAAAGAAATCCGCAGCCAGTGAGGGCTTCTTTTCATACTCAAACACATTTGCGCTGCTGTTAGTCGCCCGATACATCGCCCAATCATTTTTAAATTCCATAAATTACTCCCTAAATATCAAAATCATCATTAATTGTTTTAGCCAGCGCTATTCTTTCCGCTTGCTCATCGATACGCTTTTTATACATGCGCTTGCTTTGCAGCTCCTCAGTATCACGGCGCTTTTCAGCAGCAACTCTGACGCAACCCTGGCACTTGTCCGAACTAACACTGAACGGCGCAACGTGGCCCTTTTCGTCGCAGGGAACCATTGGGTAATAATAGTCAGACCCCGCGGTGATAGCTTCCTGCTTGGTTGATGGTAGACGCTCATTAGCGCTGTTATTAAACCCGATCGTGCTTTTAACTGTCGTTGCTTTCATGCTGTTCACCATTCCTGTTTAATTTGTTCGCGGACTGATTTGCCGCCGAAAATCCAGAAGCCTGCGAAGACTATGCAAAAGGCACCTGCGCCGATGAAATATATTGATGCTGCGTAAAATGCCTGTTCCATAACCTTCTCCCTAATGTTGTTTAGCCACTTTAACATACTAGTTAGCCAAATCAAGCATTTTAGTGTAAATAGTTCCAGCATCACTGTTTGGGTGTATTTTTGACGGCTTCCAGCTGTAGTCTATTTCTCTGAATTTTCGGCCAACATCGGGAACAACGAATTCATAAGGCAGGTCTTGCAGCACATCAAGCGCATCTAAGGTGTGGGGCACCGCTACAACGATACGGCAGTCTTTTGGCAGTGAGTCGCACACTGGTATCAAATTATTTAAATCAGCACAGCAGGCGACTATGGCGGTCATCTTCGACGCCTGGAATAAGTGGTGGGCATCTATAATGCAGGGCGTCACGAAGACAGTATTTTTTTCGGGCTGCTTTGGTTTAATGATAACGCGGGAACCCCGGGCAGCTTGTCCGGATATAATCCGCTGGCCGTTGTTGCCATAGGCTAGCCAGTCGCATACTTGTCCGGCAATCATAAGCGGGAACAGTGCGCCTTCTTCGGTTGGCGATGTGTGACAGTCTGCGCCGATACCGTAGCGCATTAGAATGGGGTGAAAGTCTGTTTTCTCGACGGTGGCAGCGAATGCGGTTGCGGCTTCGATCTTCGGTTTGGCTAATAGTAGGTCGTTGTTGAACGTTTTGATGGGCTCGCGTTGCTGGGTTCTGTCTGATGGCTGGCAGTGCAACCAGTCGCCCAAGGTTTGGCACATATCGGCGAAATTGTTATTAAAGGCGAGGTCTAATAGTACGGCGTCGGCCCAGGTAGTTCCGCAGCTTCTGCAGTACAGCAAAACTTTACCGGCTGATTGTTTCCAGTGGGCCCGATCTGTTCCGCCACACAATGGGCAGGGTCCGTTTTTACCATTGGGCCTAAATTCTATCCCAAACGCTGGCAATATTTCTGCCCACTGGCCGAGCGCTGCTGCTTGTATATCTTTAAAGTCATAACTCAATTTGAAACCCTCTTGTAATTGGGCTTATTATTGTGTAATGTGGCTTAAAAGTAAATAGCAATAAGGAAATAATGTGAAAAACGAAACGCAATTTTATCTAAGAGATACCCGCAGCAATGTCGGATCTACTTGCACATTTTGGAATAAAGGTGGCAACGGATACGGCAGCAATTTGAATAACGCCGAGATATTCACCAAAGAGCAGGCGCAAAGGTACGCCGACGAGAAGCGCCATTTTATACCGCTGAGCAAAACGGAAGTGGATAAGCTCGATACTATGCGCGTCGACATGCAGTATTTAGGAAAAGAAGGCTTCGACAAGAAAAGCGAAGTTGATTTATACCTAGTGCAAGCCAATGACGATTATGATGGCAATGATATTTATTTCTTCGCTGATTTCGGGATTACGCTAGATCCATCCGATGCAAAAATGGTTAGCAAAGAAGATGCGCCAAATGGTTATAAACTTTATCCGCTTGAGTTTATAAATTCTATAGCGCGCCGCACCATCCAGGCTAAAAATATCAATCTGCGCGTCATGCTTCAGGGATCGGGTATTAAGTACCGGTCACCACGTAAACAGCGCCCCACTACTGGAAAAACTCGCGGTAACTGCTCAGAGTGTGGGCGCATAGCTTGGGATTACAACCCTTATGAGCAGCCGCAATGCAGCGACGAATGTTTGCAAAAGCATATTGAATCAGTCAGAAGAGGTTATTAAATGAAAACGACAATCCCAGATTTTTTATTAGAAATGTCAAAGCAGATTAATACGCAGGATAATCGAATCACCGCGGACCCTGTTTGGCAGGTTAGGTGCAAGCGCACTAGACCGACTGCTAGCGAGTACAGCGACCGGTTTGTAATATTCGACCATGAACAGCAAGAAGAGGTTGCCGATTCTGGCAGCGACGAAAATATTAATTTTCAGATTTCTGACTACCTTTGTTTAGAAGACGAAGATATGCCAGCATGGTTAGATGCTTGGATTTGCGCAGAAGGCGGCGAGTTTGATTCACAAGCAGACAAGCGAGAATACTTTCTTGACAACTATGACCATGTACGCGACGGCATAGCTTCAGAGTGGGACGTGGTGTGGATCGAAGAATATGAAGACGTAGTAAAGGGCGCGTTTTTAACCGAGGCTGATGCTAATTGGTTTATCAAACGCAAACAGCATGATTATCCAAAGCTTTACACATATGTTGAATCTATGTGCTTCTGCCCGCAAATGATCGAGCTTCGCAAATGGATTATGGAGCTGACCAAATGAAAAACAGCAACGTACTACTAATTATTTTTATGCTAATCCTTGGCGGCATTTTCTATGTTGGCGACTGGATTTTCTACAGAGAACTAATAACGCCGGCGTTTATTGTTTTATCTGCTTGCCTAATCTGCGACACATTGGAGAAAAAGAAAGCATGAAAACACCCCGCCCACTCCAGCAACAAGCTGTTGACGAAATCATAAACCATATGCGCAGCAAGTCGCATGGCAACGAGCCGATTGTATTAGATGCATCAGTCGGCGCCGGTAAGTCTTTAATGCTGGCAATGCTGGCCGCTCACGTAACTAAAAACGGTGGCCATGTATTGGTATTAGCCAGACAAGCCGAATTGGTCGCACAAAACAGCGAAGAGGCCACCGAGCTGAATGTTAAGAGTTCTATTTTCTGCGCATCGCTCAACCTTAAGAGTACCTATTACCCTGTTATCTACGGGTCAGAGGGCAGCATATACCGCGCGCTAGATAAGGAGCTGGCCGACATTAAGATTGATCTGCTGATGATAGATGAGTGCCACGGCGTCAACTATGACGAAGAGGGCACCATGTTTATGCAGATCATTACCGCGCTATATCGTCGCAACCCTAAAATGCGTACTTGTGGCATGACTGGCTCACCTTACCGGGGCCAAAATTCAATCATTGGCGAGTTCTGGAAAAGTAAAACAAAGTCGGATTTGTCAACGCCAACGCTTTCCGATGCCGGTTACCTGGTTGATGTACAGTTTGGCTTTCCTGACGACGATGAAAACGCATTAGACTTTTCCGAGTTCGAAGTTAAGGGCGAGCATAACGGCAATGATTACTCTGAAGAGTCGATCGACAGAATTTACCAGGGCGAGGTTGCCAAAACGTTTTACATCTGCCAGGACTTGGTTAATAAAACGGCCGACAGTAATGGTGTATTAATTTTCGCTGGCTCAAAGTTGCACACTGAGCAGGTCAAGCATGGCTTAGAAATGGCCGGTATAGCCTCAGAAAATATCCGCATAGTAACAGACGACACCAGCACAAAAGACCGCGTGGAAGCTAAAGCGGCGGCCCAGAGCGGGGCATGTAAGTACTTTATTAATATTGGCGTTGCATCGGTTGGCTGGAACGTCCCGCGCTGGTCTGATATTGCCTATCTTCGCCCAGTGGGTAGTTTAGTTTTCCTCACTCAATCAATTGGCCGGGGTCTGCGTCCATTCCTTACCGATGAAGAAAGCCCAGTATTTAACGCGGCAGAAACCAGCATAGATGAACGGTTAGCAATTTTATCAGGTAGTCGCAAGCCATTTGCCAGAGTGCACGATTATGCGGGTGTAATGGATCGGCTCGGCCACTTATACAACAGCCCAATGCTCGAGCAAGCAGCCCTTCAAAAGTCTAAAAAAGACGGCAAGACAATCGAGTGCCCTGCATGCATGACAGAAAATAGCGAACATGCGCGCCGGTGTATTTATGTCGATGGCAACAAATCCCGCTGCGATCATTTCTGGCAGTTCCAAGAGTGCAAAAATAAAAAATGCGGCGCTAAGAATGATACAACAGCCCAGGACTGCAGAGAGTGTGGCGCCATGTTACGCGATCCGGCAAAAGCATTGCTTGGTAAGGCATACACCGACAGCGAATTGACTGTGGTTAAGAAAATGAGCGTTATAGCGACGAAAAACGAGTGCATATTAATCAAGTACATTGTTGAGGAGCCAAGCGAGGAGTTTGGCCACCCGTCAGAGTTTTATTCATTCAAGAGCCAGGCAGCGAAACGCATTTGGTATAACCGATTTTTAAAGGAGCATATCCAAGACCCGCAATGGCGCAGTCGCGTTGGTGGCATGACAGCACAGGCAATAATGAAAAATTCAGCGATGTTTGACGTGCCGACGCATATGGCATTCCGCATCAACGATAAAAATAAGTTTGTCATCGGCCGGAAGGTATTTAGATCTGGACGAATTGAGGAGGCTGTCTAATGAAGCACCCAAAAGGATTAAGCCCTGGCGTTAAGATTTACGACAGTGGCTTGCGGGGCGATTGCCCTGTCGAGCACATAGAACAAATCAACGCGGTTAGCTGGTTTCGTTACCACTATCCGCAGTACCGGTATTTATTTTTCCATCCTGTCAACGAAGGTAATATTCCGGTTCATTATCGGGCAAAGCTTAATAAATGTGGAATGCTGCCAGGTATGTCGGATTGTGTATTGTTAGTAAGTACTGACTTACATGGGTATGCACTCATCGAACTAAAACGCCAGAACCGCACAAAGTCGAAGATTAGCGAAGATCAGAAGCGGGTATTAAATGCTGCTTTTGAGGCTGGGGCGTTCGCTGCTGTTGCTTATGGAGCAGAACAGTTTAAATTGGCTATTGCGGATTATCTCGGCTAATGTTAGAGTGGCTAAACATTAACTAAGGAGCAATAAAATGACCTGGAAAATATTCACACCGCAGCAATTAAGCAACCCTGACTATCAGAAGCGGCCAGAAATATCGGGCAGCGGATTGTCTGACATTTACTTCACATCACCGGCGCACTTTAAGTACCAGGAGCGCGACGAAACGCCAGCATTGCGCTTTGGTATTGCATCGCACTCGATGGTGTTAGAGCCGGAAGAGTTCGACAAAGAGTTTGTGCGGGGCGTTGACGAAAAGAAATACCCTGATGCACTGGTTACCGATAGAGCGATGGGAGCCAAGCTTAAGGAGTTAGGCCAAAAGGCAACGGGCTTAAATCTATGGGAGAAAACGCAGGCCATACTTAAGAACGAGCCAGAAACGCATATATTGCATGTGCTCGACATGATTGCCCAGTCTGAAAACGCTGGCAAAACAGTGTTAACGCCTGACGATTATGATGGTTGTCAATCAATGCGAAAAACGTTGATGCAGGACGAGCAAATAGCCGAAATGCTAGCCGGTGGCTTTTCTGAATACAGTTTAATCGGTGAGCTGGAAGGGGTCCGCGTTAAAAACAGACCTGACTTAATAACCAGCGCCGGGGGAATAATTCAGTACAAAACAACCATGAGCTGCCGCCCTGAAGATATTGGCAAAAAGGTTAACGACTACGGGTATCTGTTAAAAGCCGCCCTAGAGTGGGATTGCTTCACTGAGGCATACGGTCACCCGCCTAAGTATTACATTATGTTAGCGCAGGAAAAGAAAACGCCGTTTGTGTTTAAGCCTTTCAATATAGCACCTGACTCTGATGAAATGCGGATCGGTAGAATTCAATTAGACCACGCGCTAAGGGTATACAAACACTGTCTGGAAAACGACAAGTGGCCAGCATACGGCTGCGAAATAGCACAACTCGAAGTGGCACAATACATCAAAAACAAATATGACATGGGGCAAAAGTAATGGGTATTTTAGATATACGTCAAGCAAAGCGCGCAGGTAGTCGGGTAATTATTGGCATAGGCGGGATTTCTGGCAGCGGTAAAACATTTACAGCGCTGAAGATAGCCGAGGGAATGGTTAACGGTGACACTAAAAAAATTGGCCTGCTTGATACTGAGAACAAGCGTGGCAGCTTATACGCCGACATATTAAGCGGCCCGTTTATGATTGGTGATTTATACCCCCCGTTCAGCCCTAACCGATACGCTGAAGCGGTCAAAGAGTTTCAGGGCGCTGGTGTTGAGGTGTTGGTTGTTGACAGCGTGAGCCACGAATGGGAAGGCGAGGGAGGCTGTGAAGATATAGCAAACGCCCCGCTTTTGGCCGGAAAGCGCATGGCGGATTGGAAGCGCGCCAAGTCAGAGCACAAAAAGTTTATGAATGCGTTGCTGCAGTCAGATATGCACATTATTTGTTGCATACGCGCCCGCGAGAAGACCAGTTTTACCGACCCAAAAAAGCCTGTTAGCTTAGGTATTCAGCCCATCACCGAAAAGAATTTCATGTTCGAAATGACCGCTTCTATGATGTTATGGGATGAAGGAAAGGCGCAAACGTTTATGAAGATGCCTGAAGCACTGCGCCCCATCTTCGGTAATGGCCAAAAGTATATTGGACCTGAAGCGGGTGCGGCCCTGATTGCGTGGGTTAACTCAGGCGACCAAACCGACATTGACTTAGAGCAATACAAGTCTGCAATGCAAATGGCCACCAGCGGCGGCGTAGATCACCTGAAAGCCGAGTGGTTAAAGATGCCTAAAGAAATAATGCCGCGCATGAAGCCGTTATTTAGTCAGTACGAAAACAGCGCCAAAGAGTACGATGCACAAAAGCCGGACGAAATTGCCGAACAGGACTTTAAGGCGACAGGAAATTTTGACCCGCAGGCAGCAGAAAAACCGGATCAGGTTAAACAGGAAGCAAGGCCGGATTCACCGCAAACTGATACTGATGATTGTTTTAACGATTAGAATAGATAAAGCCCTCGATTGAGGGCTTTTTAATGGCTAGCTTCTTAGCGCACCAATCTGCGCATCAACTAATTTTATCTTGTCGATAGCTTTCTGATCACCCAAAAAAGCCTCTCTAAAACTTCTCTTTGTTATGCTGCTTTCAAGCTCGTCTATCTGATCTTGTATTGACTTTTCATAAGGCAGATACTTTACACCGTCCCATTTTTGGCTGGCATGATCTGGCGGGAAAGGAACTTCCGTGGCGCCTTCTATTTCACATTCCACGCCTTCAAAGCTGCCAATGTATTTGCCGTCTTTTCCAATATAATATTTCATTATGAATACGCCTGTATAAATAGATCCCAGCTAGAGTTAGTTAGAGATGTAGTCACTCCGCTTGCCTTGTTTCCTTCCAAAAATACCGCAGTGGCAGTAGTAAATCTTATGTTTATACTAGTGCCATTAAAAAATATACCGTTGTGTCTGTTTGTTGTTGCGCTTGCATTGTTTATCATTGACGGGATTATTTTATCACCTATAGAGTATCCGGCATTAGCTGTTGTACAAACCAAATGTAACTGTATTAATTTCGGTTCAGAAGCGAGCCCATGAGCAACTGTAACCAATGCCCCTGATATTATTGTTTGTGCTGTGCTTGTAAATGAGCCAGTGATTGGATTATTTGAATTTGCAGCAGGGTTTAAAAGCTCAACATTAGACACATGCTTGACTAATAGCATTTCAAAGCCGGGTCCGGGTATGTCGCCAATCGCTAAAGCCTGACCGCCACTTTTAACAATGGTTTCTGGTCCATTACCATTAATGTCAATAGTTGGCGTTGTTGTGGTATTAGCAAGCAATGCTCTAACCCTAAACGGCATAGTATCAATAGGGGTAATGGCAGGCGTGAAGTCAGCTATTATCGCATCAGATGGGCCGGTTGCCGTTGTAGACAGCGTCAGAGTGCTATTTAAAATGCCCGAGTCTTGAGCGTTACCCGCGTTATCAAACGTTGCAATATTGTCCTCAGTAGCAGAGGGTATTGTTGGCATTGCTCC